GGATAACGTGGTCAACCTGGTCTGCATCTTGGCCACAGTAAAAGCATACGTAGCCGTCACGCTGCAGTATCTTGGTGCGGAACCCGTCACGGTATGCCCTCTTTAGTCTAGGGTCACCACGATTAGCCATTAGTAATGCCCTACCTTCTTGTGATGATCTAAAGCCTTACAAGGATTGCCGTAACGTTTAGCAATATATTTTAAACCTAAGTCTATCTGCTTATATGGGTTGCGCTCTGTCATCTTTAGCAGCTGAGGTATGCCGTATGCGCTGCTCTTAGGGTTCTTGGCCTTAGGGTTCCATTGGCTTTCCATACGCCATAAGACTACTAAACACCTATAAGACTTATCATCTAATAGCTTCATATGAGCATAGAGTTTATAGCTCTCTACGTTTGGATCGTAAGCCTTTGCTGGCGTAATCCCAATTACACAATACAGCCCCACAAGCACCAAACATCGCCTGCGAGCTATCCGCCTCAGCGGCTCGCCAGCGAGTTGTGATGCTAGCGTACGTGTCAAATAGGCTGCAACTTTGAGCGTACTGTTGGGCGTGTTTCCACAGTTATTAGTGCCTGTGGATAACTCCTGTGGATAACTATTTAGCATCCTTGCCCCAACCTGTGCCCCTAAATATGGCACCTACTGGGTCATAAATACGGCGCATATCAAAGCCACAGCACTTAGGTATGTTTACATCGTGTATAGATCGTTGAACCTCAAAGCGTATTGAGCAGCTAATACACTCATACTCATACATCGGCATAAGTGACCAATAGGCAAACGCTCATTTTGCTACAGGTTTTGCATTGTAAGACTTTTACGTTAGCAGGCAGGTTATCTGTAACTATGCGCTCTATCTGCTCTGTTATTTTCTTACAGCTGCGACACTCAAAGCGTATTGACTCGCTCATAGCTGCACCGCCTCTGCGATAGGCAAAAGGGCCACGGTCTTATCAACCTGGCCCTCGCTGTCAAACTCTGTCTTAGCAGGCAGCCTTTTAACTGACCACTTAACCGTTATCTTACGCAGGTTAAAGGCGTAGATGCCCTTCGGTGTAGCATTAACGTAAAAGGGCGTAAAGCCCAGGCGCTCGGCCTGTTGCATTAGCGCATTATACTTTTCTTGCTCTATGAGCAGGTTATCGTAATGCGTGTGTCTGCATTTTAGCTCTATGTGCAACCTATACAGCGTGCTAGTGGCATCGTGGTACTCATATTGGTCAGATGACTTAGTAAGATCCTTTAAGTATCGGCCCTTGATGTAATTAAATAGCTCTTGCTCTGTGTCTATCATCGGCAGCCCTTGCAAAACCATATGATGTTTTCATAGCTGTTTTTTTGATAGCCAAACTTATCTAGCTGTGCCACTAGGGCGCACTTATCGCATTGTTCAACCTTGTACTCAGCTGCTAACTCACCGTTAACAAAGAGTTTGCCTGTCATCTCTTTTAGGTTGATTAACTCGTAGCTATCGCTCATTTTGTCTCAGTTTCTTTAACCATAATTAACACAATAGCCCTAAGCGCAGCATCTACGCTTATTTTATGTTTAACGGCCCAATGGCTAGCTAATTCGCTGATTAACCAGTTAATCATTAACTGATCTACCTGTTTACGGGTGCGCTTCATACCTGGGGCGCCCAACCTGTAGAGGTCTGCATATACCAAATGGGATCACATTGAGTTGCCTTGCTCTTTTCTATACAGCTGTAATTGCCCCACTCTTTGCCTGTCTTAGCGCTAGTGCCTGTGCGCCAAACGCGGGCGCCGTGTTTACACTCAGGTTTGCCCTGTAGGTAAATGCCCCCTAACTCGTTTTTAACTGCCTCAATAGTCTGTGCTACAGGTGTAGTAGCCCATAGATCATCACTAACAGGTGCCACGTCTTTAGTACTAAGCGCCTCTACCTTTTCCATATCCTGCTTAGTACTGCGGGCTATGCCCCCAGGTGTTAACAGGCCTATAACTCTGCCGTAAGCGCTCGTTACTGCGTTTTCTACCCAAAAATGCAGGTTAACCCCACGGTCACTACGCATCTCAAAAGCATAATCAACAGCGCTAGGTAGATGATCTTCGTACTCTTTGTAGGCCTCAGCCTTAACCAAAATATAACCTTTTGTTATGTCTATATCCTCGATATAAGCAACAAGGCGTAGGGTCGGATATTCTGCACGTGCCCTAATAATGCGGGCGTTGACATCCTCGTAGCCTTCTAAGAAATTACTCATCGCTTGGCCTCAGCTTCTTTTAGTGCCTTAGCAATATTGCGGCCACGTAGGTAACCTTCACCCAAGCCTACTTTGTAACCCATTTCATAAGCTGCGTAGATAAATAAGCCCATAAACAGGCAAACCATACCTACCACTATTAGATCTAAACTGTTCATCTTTCGCCCTTTGTTAAGGCCGATAAGCTACTTATCCGAGTAGCCCTCTCGGCGTGTGTAGTTAGAGTATGAACCTAGCTACTGACAAAAGGCAACGCGACACGCCCTACTTACTAAGTCTGTCCTCTAGCAACAGCTCATAGATTTTATCTACACGCAGCTCTATACGCTCAACCCTACCTTTTAGGTTATGCCCGCCGTTGCCGTCATCGCGTAGCTCAGATAGATAGTACTTAACAAGGTGCCGCACAAGCCCAGCCATAAGCCCTGAAAGCGTAGCAATCCCCAAAGCTACGGCTATGTATGCCTGGGCCTGTGACACTTACTTAGCGCCTATTCCAAGCTGCTTTTCATTAGGTGCTATAGCTTTAAGTACTGGGCCAATAAGTCCAGCTACAAAAGCATTAGCTAATACCTTAGGATCTGTAATCCCGCTGAGGTATAACGCACCCACGCAGGCAAGCGCCGCACGTAGGTACGACAAGGCCGCAGCCTTAAATTGCTCTTTCATTGTATTGCTCCTAAATGCCCCTTAGTTGACTTGTTTAAGTACTGCCAGGGTATGAGTACCGCTAGCAGCAACGCCATAAAGTGCTTCTAAATCTCCAATAACAATACTTAGCTTATCGCCATTATCTAGTTTGTACCCGTTACTTGTACTCACGTTTGACCCGCCAATATAAATAGCGCCGCCGCCTAAATTATGTAAATAAATAGTTTTATAAGAATTGGAAGCAGCAATAATGCTAGCCTCAGTTGTTATTGTTACCTGTGCACTAGTTGGCATTTTCTAATCCTAACTTAGTAATTAACGCCCTAACCTTTTCAGGGCTTAGTGCTATCTCAAAATGCATCTCATCTTTTCTAGTCCAATCTCCGCCCCAGGTCAGCCCGTATTTTTTAGCTAACGCACGGATCATAGGTACCTTGCTAGCCTCAAACGTGCCTACCTTGCCTAAAGGGTGTTTTGTCGCGTTTAGGTCTATAGCTGTGCCGCTGGCGTGGTTACTTAGCTTGCCTACTACACCTCTTACGTCTCTGTAGGCATAGCCCCAATCGTCAAACGTGCCACCTTCTATTGGCTCTATTAGCTCGTTAAACTCTTTAGCAAAATTAATAAGCAAGGGCGCTACCTTTTCAGCGCAGCGGATTTTAAGGCTTATGCCCTCAACCTTAAAAGGCTTTACGCCTATCTCAGCCTGATCCTTAGATGCTGGCCAGCCGTTGTAGCTAGTCTGCATCCTTAGTTACTTTCTTAGTCAAGTGTTCCACTTATAGCCCAAGTGCCTTTAAGTCATCAGCAGTTAATCCAAGTGCTTCAAGTTTTGCAGTTGCGCTTGCTTTATCGGCTGCAATTTGTGCATCTTGCGCGGCTTTCCAAGCATCATATTGTGCAAAGCCAGCCTCGAATTGTGCCTTAGTGATTGGCTCACACTCTAAAAATGTGATGCCTTCATAATCATTTCCAACCATTATCCATCCGCCTGTTGGAATAAGCATTTCCATTACATCTGCGCCGTTAGTCATTATGCACCTATTTCCATTAATATAATCGTACTAAGGTCACTATTAGTTTGAACTCTTACCGAAGCAACATTGTCAGCATTTTTGAATTGAGTTTTGTAGGTTGTTGATGATGTTGTGGCTGGCGAATCTAAATAAGCATAAGTTAATGCTCCAGTTTGCTGGAGTGTAGTGGCCGTGTATAAATCACCACCTGCAATTAAAGCAATATCTGTTGCGCCTCTAAATAGATTTAAAATCAATTCAATAGTGCTGCCACCAGCAGTTCTTCTGCAGCCCATTTGGCTTACCATTACTAAGACCTTTGATGTGGCCAAAGACGGTGTAATTGAAGCGGTTAGTCCTGTATCTGCAAAAGTTGTTGTGGAATTGATAACTTGAGTTGCGGTTGTTGCCTGCACAACTTGCAAGACTTTTCCACCACCTGCTGGTGTAGCCCACTTCAAGCCTGTGGAAGCGGTACTATCCGCCACAAGTGTTTGGCCGTTTGTGCCTACTGCTAGGCGGTCAAAAGTATCTGCAGCTGTTCCTGCAATTAAATCGCCTTTAGCATCTATAGCTGTAGCCATTGAGTTAGTAACGGTTACCGTGCCACTTGTGCCACCGCCGCTAATACCCGTGCCAGCTGTAACGCCTGTGATGTCACCGATAGGCGCAGCTATCCAAGCAGCCCCGTCATAGTATTCAGTACTGTTTGTATCTTTTAGGTAAGAGTATTGTCCCTCTTGTGGTGAGGTAATAGCTGCGGCGCGGGCTGCGGATGATGCAAACACCAAAACGCCTTGCATTAGGTAGCCGTTAGTGTCAGCTGCCGTAAGTACCTCGCCAGTAGTAAAGGTCTTAAAACCTAATCCAGCTGCCATAGTCCTATCTCCTTAATAACTTAATACG